CCCTCTACGACCCCAATTTATTTAACGATATTTAGGCGATTTTCGGGGTTTCGTTACGCCCAAAACTGTGGAAAACTTACAAAATCCGGGCGGTTCTGGACGAAAATGGGAAGTTTCATTCAGAATTCGCCCGGATTTTAGCTGAAAAAATCCGGGAAGAAGGGAGAAACACATGCCTGAAGCAAAGGAGAAGGTGAACAGCAAGGTCACGGATGAGACGCAGTGCAGCACTACGGAGATGGCCATGGTGCTTGGAGTGACCGCCAGACGGGTACAGCAGATGATCCAGGACGGAACACTGGTCACTGTGGTTAAGGGAAAGCTTCTGCTGGCTGACAATGTGCAGCGGTATATCCGATTCATCACCGGCAGTCAGATGACTGAGGAGGAAAAGAAGGTTGAAAAGGCCAAGAAAGCCGCCGAAGTCAAGCTGAAGGTTGCCAAAGCGGATATCGCTCAGCTGGAAGCCGCCGAGCTGAAGGGCAAGATGCACCGTTCGGAAGATGTGGAAGCCCTGACACAGGATTACTGCCAGACGGTCCGAAACGCCATGATGAGCCTGCCGGGAAGGCTGGCTACGGACATGGCCATGTGTGACAATGCCGAAGAGTGTAGCACCATTATTCGGGATGTGGTCTATTCCATTCTCGATGAGCTGTCAGAGTATGAGTATGATCCGGCGAAGTATGAGGAGCGTGTGCGAAACAGGGAGAGCATGGACGAAAGGCTCGATGAGGAAGAATGAGCGTCAAAACGCTGAATCAGGCAATCAGACGTCCCTTCGCATCGCTGAAACCTCCTGAGCAGCTTACCGTCTCCCAGTGGGCTGACAAATACCGGAGACTGTCACCGGAATCCTCTGCGGAAATCGGTCCATGGAGAACGAAAAAGACTCCCTACCTGAAGGAAGTTATGGACGCCTGGACAGACACGAATATCAACCATGTGGTGATGGTGGCCGCATCGCAGGTTGGTAAGTCCGAGGCCCTTAACAATATAATCGGCTACATCATCGATCAGGATCCCGGTTCCATCCTCCTGATCGAGCCTACCACCGGAGACGCCAGAGAGTATTCAAAGCTCCGAATCGCTCCGATGATCCGGGACTGCAAGACGCTGAAACGGAAGGTTGCCGCTTCGTTGAGAGGTGACGGCAGCAACACGATTTTGCAGAAGGCCTATCCCGGAGGAATGATTACCCTGACAGGATCAACAGAAGCTCACGCGCTGGCTTCAAAGCCTATCCGGTACGTGCTCGGAGACGAGCGGGACAGATGGGCTGTTGAAGCCGGCAAAGAAGGCGATCCGTGGCGGCTGGCCATGGCCCGGCAGAGAACGTTCTATAACGCCAAGGCGTATGAATGTTCTACACCTACGATCAAGGGTTACAGCCCCATTGAAAAGAGCTTCAAACAAGGCACGCAGGAGCGCTGGTGCTCCCAGTGTCCGCATTGCGGAGAGTATCACAACATCCGCTGGCAGGATCTCCGGTATTCCTTCGACACGGCGGAGGTGGATCATGAGACCACCTATATCGTGACCGAAGTTTTTTATATCTGCCCGGAATGCGGCGCGATTTCCCATGAGCACGAAATGAAACGGGCTCCGGCGAAATGGATTGCTGACAATCCGGAAGCGAGAAGGAACGGCATCCGCTCGTTTTGGCTGAACGCCTTCTGCAGCCCATGGGTGAGCTGGGAAAAGATTGTCACTGAGTACCTGAAAGCCCGGAAAGACCCGACCGCCCTGAAGGTGGTGTACAACACCCTGTTCGGGGAACTCTGGGAGGACCGTGGCGGTCTGGCCACTGAGGATGATTATCTGGGCCGGAGAGAGGAATACACAGCGGAGCTGCCGGACGGTGTGCTGGTACTTACTGCCGGCGTTGACGTGCAGGATGACCGGCTGGAATATGAGGTTGTCGGCTGGGGGCTCCGGAAAGAGAACTGGGGTATCCGGCGGGGCGTCCTGATGGGCCGACCGGACGATCCGGAAGTCTGGAAGCAGCTGGATGATGTGATTGACCATGTGTACCGGTACGGAAGCGGAAAGGGCCTGCGGATCAGCATGACGTTTGTCGATGACGGCGGACACTTTACGCAGTACACCCGCTGGGAGGTCTCCCGGAGAATTGGAGAACGGATGTTTGACTGCAAAGGCTTCTGGGGAGACGGGAGACCGTTTACCTCACCGCCGAAGAAGGTCAACATCATGATTCGGGGCCGGTATATCGGACAGTGCTGGCAGTACCAGCTGGGCGTCGATGCCGGAAAGCAGATGATCATGGATTCCCTGAAAATCCAGACACCCGGGCCGAGATACTGCCATTTCCCGCTCAATGAAGACCGTGGCTATGGCCATGCATACTTTGTCGGCTTGCTGTCGGAGCATCTGGTGTACAAGGAACACAACCGGAACCCGTGGGTGTGGGAGAAGATCCCCGGGCATGAGCGCAATGAACCGCTCGACTGTAGGAACTACGCCCTTGCTGCTTTAACGGCCCTGGCGCCCGATCTGGACGCCTTGCACCGTCGGGCTAACGGACTAACGGACGAAGCCCCAGAGAGGGGCAGAAGGCCCGTTTCCGGGGCAAACAGGCGCACTGCTGCGCAAAAACTGGAAGACCAGATGAACAAACTCATGGACTGGTAATAGCGAGGTGAGAACATGACCAAGGAAACGCTGGAAAAATACCTGGCAAAATGGAGAACGCAACTGGATCAGCTGATGGACGCCTATCTTGCCCTGGTCAAAGGCGGCGTGAAGACCTACAAGATCGATGACCGTGAGCTCACCCGCTTTGACATACCGACGCTTCGGAAGGCGATTGACGAAGCCGAGAAGAAGATTGACGCTCTGGAAACAGAGCTGGAAGGTCTGAAGCCAAGGAAGGCGGTCGGAATCCTTCCGAGAGACTGGTAAGAGCTTTACACTTGCACGATGACGCGACGCTTCACACACTTTATTATCGACGTGCATGTCCGTGCAAGTGTTTAGCATAGATCAGGGGCTTTTGCCCCGCCCGGGGAGATGCCTGCATCATCCCGGGTTTTCTTTGGGATAACGCCGGGCTTCCCTTATTCCCCGGCTTATCTGCCACCTGCACGGAGTTTCGTCTCCTTTCGCCGACAGGTGGCTTTTATTATGCACAGATTGGAGGTGGGAAACGTGAGCGATGTAGTGAGACCAAAGGCAAGCGGATATTCAGACGCAGGGGCCAGTATCCACCGCCGGTCGATGAAAGGGTTTACAGCGAAGTCCAGCTCTCCGAACGAGGACATCAACTGGAATAATTACACTCTCCGGCAGCGTGGCCGGATGATGTATATGTCTTCGCCGGTGGCAACGTCGGCGATCAAGACGAACAAAACAAAGGTTGTCGGTACTATCTTGCCGTTGGCGATGACGGGATCATACAGACGCCGGAAGCCGCCAAGGAATGGCAACGGAAGACGGAAGCGGAGTTTGAGCTCTGGGCCAGAAAGAAGCAGAACTGCGACGCCACCGGCATGAACAACTTCTACGGTCTGCAACAGCTGTCTGTTGTGAGCTGGCTGATGTCCGGTGATGTTTTTGCCCTGTTCCAGCGCAGAGATCCGACACCGCTGAATCCGTACACGCTGCGCATCCACATGAAGGAAGCTGACCTGATCAGCACTCCTCTGACGGCGCTGAAACCGCCTGTTGGCGGTCGGACGGATGGCATCAACAAGAGCAACGGGAACAGGATTTACGACGGCGTTGAGATCGATAAGAAGACCGGCATGGTCGTGGCCTACTGGATCTGCAACACCTATCCGAATCAGCGGGTCAGAAGCCCTGAGGATGCCCTGAAATGGACTCGGGTGAAAGCCTACGGCACACGGACCGGCCTTCCGAATATTCTGCATATTCTGGACACGGAGCGGCCCGATCAGTACCGGGGCGTGACCTATCTGGCGCCGGTCATTGAGCCGCTGCTGAACATCAGCAGGTACACCCAGAGTGAGCTTATGGCTGCTCTGATCCAGAGCTTCTTTACCGCGTGGATCGTGACGGAAGCGAATCCGGCACAGATTCCGATCAACGAGGTCGGATACGGTCCGGATGACACGCCGGAGAATCCGCCGGACAGCTACGCCAGCGAAAATCCGAACGAGTATGAGATGGGCCCAGGCACCATGATTCATCTGAAGCAGGGCGAGGATGTGAAGTTCGGGAATCCGAACATTCCGAGCACCGGCTTCGATACCTTTGTCAGGGTCATCTGCAAGGAA